GGCATACCGCCTGTAGGTGGCGTTTCAAGCATGGCTGGATCATCCATAACCATGTCATCACCACCTAAGTCTGGCGTTCCTCCAAACATCCCACCAGGATTAATACCTCCGCCACCAGCGGCTACGACATCTTCGTAGCTACGTCCTCCTTGCTCATTACGAATAGCGTCTTGCAAACGACTTTGATCGAAAGGACTCATAACTTTACTAGGATCTATTTTTGATAAATCGAAATCGAGTCTTGGTGGCGGACGCAATGGCGTTGGCTCTGGTCGATCAAAGCTAGGATTAAATATGCCACCTGGTACAGAGGGAGCTCGAAGCTTTGATTGATCTATCGGAATATTAAAATTAGAGGGAAACATTTAATAAACTCCTGAGAACTTAGTGCCTCTCAATGCTGCACCACCACCTCTTGATTTACCTTTTCCCATACCGGGTGTTGAAGACGCATTGGTGGGCTCTTGCTTAATCTTCGCATAGTCCACTCTGCCTTGATCTTTAATCGTGAATCCGTCTTTCTCTACTTTATTCGTCATGATTAGTTCCCGAAAAAGTTTTTAGTCATTTTCTCAGCAAGGTTGCCCATCTGTACAGCCTGCTGAAGTTTTAATCTGTCCTGCGCAGTTTGATCTTTCATCTTCGCAATATCAACCTGTATGTCATTTCTTTCTTCTGAAAGCTCTCTTTGCGTATCAAGACGCTCTTGGTCAAGACCAAACCGCTTGTTTGCTTCTTCTGCCTTACGCTCTACGTCAGCCGCTTTGATGTTGAGCTCCTCTCTTCTTAGCCCGACTAGCGGATCTTCTTCTTGTTTAGGCGCAAATGCTGGTGCGATCTGATCTACAAGTTGTGCAGTGATCTGCGCCACTTTGGTTTCCATCATCGCCTGCATTTGCATCTGCATCTGTTGCATCTGAGGATTAGGCGGTTGTGGCGGCATACCTGGCATAGGCACAGGACTAGGCATCTGTTGTTGCATCATTTGCATTTGTTGTTGCATTTGCATGATCTCTGGGTCTTGTTGTGCTTGGTTTCTTGCCATCATATCAATGTGTGCATAGACATGCGCCATGACCAATCCCTGTATCTGCGGATTTGCCTGACAAACAGCAGAATTATAAAACGACATATGAATTGATATGTGCGCCATGTGATCTTGGTCAGGGAAAGGCGTAGCAGGTTGCATTGCCAAAAACCCTGCGTTTTCTATTGCCGCTGCAACTGGTTGTGGCTCTGGCGGAGGCGGTGGGGGCGGTAATATCTGATCTACCTGCTGTACGCCCATCGCTTCATACATACGCTTATATGCGTTGTATATACCCATCGGACCATGTATGTCTGGTGCGGCCTGTACCATTCTCAACATTTCCTGTGCCAGCATCACACGCTGACTCATTGAGAAAATATTGGGATCACTGACTGGTATGATATCTATTCGGTCATCAAAGTCAGATTGCTTAACGCTCTGATTACCATTGGCTGTCATGTAAGGATATTGCGGTGGCAGATAGTCTCTGAATAAACCTGCCAACAGATTAAATTCTATCCGCTGTGAATAATGCAGTCGTTTGTGAATCGCACTCATCACACGGCTACCACGCTCAAGCAGAGCTACGGTCGTACCGACAGGCGCTTCCTGATTGCCATCGCCTACCTGCATATCTCCAATCGATGCAAAGCGTCTGCCTGCATCAACGAGCATGCCTAACAAATTAAGTAACGTACCGCTTGGCTCCTTGAAAGGTAGCGGCATCAAAGCTTCACGCAATGACCCACCGGGTGCGTCCATGTCCCTGAACTCACCAGGCTGTATAGGCACATCGTCATCCCGAATACGGATGCCTCTGGCCTTGAAACCTGCAGGTAGGTTGGATAGTGTGCCTGCGTCAATCAACTGTCTGAGTATTGAGGTAGCACCTCTAGACAGACCGCCAATCATGTGAGTCAAGCCGAATCCGTAGAACCCTACCCCAGGTAAGAACTTGTAGTGAACAAAATAGTCTACTCTCCTACGCATCGGATCATTCTGATTGTAGTTTCTCCGAATCGACAAGATTGTGGACTGCTTTGGGAGAAGGGTAACGATGTAAGGTAGCTTTATCCCTGTCTCAATGCCTTCAGCGTCAACGTCCTCAAAGCCGGGTATATCAAGATCAATGTGCATCTCAAGGATCTCACATTCATCAGAACCTGAATCACCTGACGGTTTAACGCCCTGCAACTCATCAATCTCTTCATTCACACCATCTGTGCTGTAGGAAGGACTGGATTGATAAGATATATCAGACTTCTTGTAAAAACCTGACAGTTGTAGCTTTTTAACGTCATTAATCGACATATCAATAACGTGTGTAATTCTGGTTGCGCTATCTAAACTGGATGCGCCATAAGGCACAATCATCTTTTCAGACGGAATAAACCTTGATACCGGACGATCTAACGTTTGGTCAAAGTGAACCTTTCTGAATGCACTACCTGACAAAGGCAGGTAAAAGAGCAACTGGTCAGTCTCAGGGTCGTACTCCTTCATCACCTGCGTGATCTGATAGTTCATGAACTCCTGAACTCGTGCGGCCTGAAGATCGGTGTTTGGTGTCATCATGCCCACCACCTGCGTCTTGACCGGACCACCTGGCGGCAACATTTCTTTGTATGCCTGCGCTTGGAACTGTGTGACTGACTCTGCGAGTAACGGATGAATGATGCCAGATGCACCCTCAAAAGGTTCAGTTCTCTCCTCGAACTTCATGCCAAGGAATTCAAGCCCTTCTTTGTACTGCTCCTCCCACTCCTTACGAGATGACTTATCGTCCTCATAATCTGACATACACTCAGAGTAAATGCGCCCTAAATCAGCATCACTAATAACTTGTGCAAGGTTTTCAAAGAAGTCTCCGCCTTGCTCCATCATTGGTGCAGGGGGCATGCCTACAAGCATGGTGCCGTCTTCTAGTATTTCATTCTGATCGTCATCAATGCCTTCAAACATGGTATCAATTTCAGGCTGCACATTGACTTCAATTTCTTTTGAGTTGTCCTGAATGTCTAAATTTAATATGTCGTTATCGTCAACACCACGTTCAATGGCCATATGATTCTATCCCCACTTGGATTCCCATTTAGTTACCATGCCACCTTTTCTCATTTTCTTTGGTCTAGTATTTCTTGGTTTACTAAATGCTTTGGATACATCACCGACCTCTTCTTCAATAAGATTATCAATATCAACAAAATCTCCAAACATTTCTTGAGCCCTGCTTTTGCCTTCTTGAGGAGAATCAGCTTTATTAACATAACTAAAAGCTTTATTTAATTTGTCTTTAGGAGAAAGTGTATTATTTTTCTTAGCTAATCGATTTAATTCTTTCAACTCATCAGGGTCTATAGAATCGTTATATTCTTCTTTGATGCGTTTAGCTAATTTAGTAGCTAATTTAAATCCTGTTCCAATCACTGTCATATGATTTACCTCTTTTCGGTATCTTTGTAGAGATTGTCAAATATCTGGTTTACGTCAAGCGTGTAGTCAAGATCCGACTTGGAATAATGAATATGCTGTGACGGTCTAAAATCCGGTGCGCCTTCTCCTGTCTCAAACCAAGCAGGGTGCGTGACCCTCACTCTGTTATTCGGTAATGCCACTATGTTACCTGTCCATTTTCCTGCATCTAACAACTCCATTACATGACTTTGCTTATGTTGTGCAGGATCATCGCCTATTTCACTCTCTGTGTAGTCAACTGTAAAGAGATATTTTGCAGGATAGAACTCGCCATCTATCTTTGCAATCCACGGACATGGCTGACATCTCTCTAATACATACACCGCATGGTGTCTGGAAGAACAATCCCAAGGCTGTGCGGCCCAGACTGGCATAGGTTCAGGCCAGTCCTCAAAGGGGGTATCTCCTACCAGAGCCGTGATGGGCATCCTTGCCCACATAGCCCCACCATGTATGTTCTCTTCTCCCTCCTCTTCGTCAGCTTCACATCCTGTGAAGATAACTTGAAAACTCAAACACCTGCTAGGCAGGGTAGTCACGGCAATGACCATGGCGTGTAGAAACTCACCATGGTATCGCTCGTGATTTACCGTGTACTCTCTCCTTACCCATGCCTTAAAGTAAGGAATATTACTTTGTAAATACGCCATATTTTTTTATCCATTTACCCAATTGCGACCCTCAAAAGGGTCAAAAGTCTATTAGCCTTTCATGGCTCTTCCGTACCCACGAGTTGCAGCGCCAACACCTCTTGGCTTGCCTCTTCTCACGGAACCGCCTTTTGAATAGCCCTTCTTCTTCATCATACCGCCAGAGGCATAGCCCTTTTTCTTCATGGACATGCCGCCTTTTGCATAACCTTTTTTCGTCATGCCGCCTTTAGCCATGTAACCCATTTTGTTTCTGACTGCGGTAGGCAACTTCTTCAAACCTTTTTGATCAGCGCTAGGCTTTTTCAAGTTTGCAGATCCGCCCATGGCGTAACCTTTCTTTTTCATAGCTCCGCCCTTGGCCATACCTTTTCTCTTCATCATTCCGCCCATCATCTTGCCTGCAACAAGATCAGACTTCTTGGTGGGGCGTTTGCCTAATCTATCAAATGCATTCAAATATTTTGTCAAACTGCTTTTTTTACTTGGATCAAGACCTAGCTTTTCTAACTGCTCACGAGTGACATTGGCCAGCTTTCTGCCTCCCATGGGTGTCCCTGGAAGATTAATATTTCGCCCACCTTTACCTGTAACTGTTTTTGATGCAGAGATAGAAACAGATTTCTTTTTAACTTCTGGTGATTTAGTTTCTTTTTTCTTTTCAACTTTTGAAGGTGTCTCTGTCTTAGACTTTTTGACCGTTCTTCCGCTCTTAGTTGCAGTTACTCTTGGCAAAATACTTTCCGCTTCTTTGGACGGACCTCTTTTGCCTTTAACTTCAGAGTCTTTACTTGCAATTATCGGGGTAGTTCTTCTAACAGATTTTTTTCTTTTTCTGCCAGCGCCAGATTTTCCTTTTGTCGCTTCAGCAATTCTTTCAAAAATACTTTTTCCAGAACGCTTTTGTCTTGCTCGTGGGTTGCTCATAGCTATGATCCTTTCTTTTAACCCTTATGGGGCATATTAATAATAGGAAATCTTTTTTCGGTGCACTTCTTCTTCAACCTCGTCAGAATGAAGGGATATAAAGTTACCTTGTCTAAATCTTAGTACAGCTTGTGTCATAGAGTCTACATAATCATCGTGTTCTCCAAAAGGAAAAGATGCACATTCTTCAATAACTTCTTCCGCAAACAAGAAATCGGGAGCCCAAACAAGTCCTGACTCAAACACCGGGCTGGCAGAGTGAACTCTTGTCATCTTGTCGTTCCCTCGACTGGGGCGATAGTTCACAACAGGAATACCCATCATGCGGAGCTCGTGTGTAAGAGGCGTACCGCTGGCCTGAGACTCTATCAGGACCATGTCAGGGTTGTATTCACGGTAGGCTTCGTAGGCAACGGTCTTTAATTCAGGGAAATCCCACCTGCCACGCTCTGCATTTAGCAGGATAATTGCATCTGCCATGCTGTCACCGGGACTGAACACGCCCCAAGTGGTAATTGCACTGTAATCTGCGTTTTCTTTCTTGGAAAAAGCGGTATCGTA